GTTGCAATACTTAAATTAGCAGCATGTTCGCTTGCACTACCCGCATTCAGCCCAAGAATATACTGGGCCTGTGCCGTAGGATAATCACCTGCAGCTGCCGCACCTGCACTAGTGCCTTGTAATCCAATAAATGAACCACCTGCATCAAAACCGGATAATGCTGTTGACCCCAAGTTTTTATTTGCAGCAAAACCATTATTCACGATTCGCTGAAACTCTGTTGAGCTGGCATCCAGTAATCGCTTCCATGGCGTCCAGTTGGTTAAATCTGAGGTAGAGCGAAACCAAATCCGGCTGCTTGATGCGGAAATATACACCTGATTACGGTAACTATTAGAGCCAGCAACGTTCAATACAAGCAACGACCCAACAGTACCAGCTTCAGGAAAGTTTAAAGCAAGAGTTGCACTGGCAAATGTATCATTGCCATAGAACCCCACGGTGGTCATATTATTCAGATCACTTCCATTAACATCTGTGTTTCTTAATGGTTTCCCTAAACCAAAATCACCAACCCGAAGCACTCTCCCAATCGTATCATCTGAAACTGAAGTAGTAAGATTTGCTGCAGCTGCTGTACCAGCACCTTGGACCTGTGAAAGTTGTGGGTTTAAGTTTGGGATGCCAGATGCAAATGGCAACATGAACTGTCGCTTGCCTTGTGAGGCGTTATAAGGGAATGGCCGATGATCCCAACTAAATTTAAAAACAAGATTTGCCATTATGCTGTTACCCCATCAATCACTTGGAAAATCAAAGTATCTGTATGCTGGGTAACTCCATTCACGACAGCCTTAATATCCATCTGGCACAGACCTAAAGGCCAAGCTGCTGTACTTGCACCTGATTTAATATTCAGCCATCCCTTCTGTGTACTTTGATTTAATGCAGCACAAGTCAAGGTAGCCACAGCTGCTCCATCAGCCAAAGCTTTAATCTGTGAAGTAAAGGTATAACCCGTCAGATCAATTGCACGGCGAACATCATCGGGTGGATATTGCAAAGTTTCATCCATATCAACTAGCTGAAGATTTAAGTTGAAAGTGTCACCACGCTTAAAAACAAAATTGCTCATAAGTGATTCCTATAGACATAAAAAAACCACCGATGAGGTGGTAGTGAAAGATTGGTTTGTTATGTGCTTTAGTTAACTAAAAAACTTATTGATACATTGTATTGAATGAAGTCAGCATCTTTACCCGCATAAATAGATTGGCCATTCAAACATTCTAAATGTTCGATTGAGAAATATTCAAAATGAGCAAGTAATGCATCACTCAATTTTGTGATTTCGATTATTCCTGAATTGGGACGTGCAAAGCATTGAATCATGATATTACCGGTACGGCGAGTACATGGCTTATCTGCAATGCCAGAAGTAAAACTGGGACCACCTGCAATCGTTAAGCGGCACCAAACACCATCTTTAGGTACATTAAAGCCTGGTAAATTTGGATACTGGATTCTGTCTTGCGTAATACCGGTAAAAGCTTGCATACGATCGATAATAGCTTGCCTTGTCTGCTCTAAAGTCATTGCCATTTTAGCCGCCATACTTCTGAGAAATAAAGGTAAAGGTGGTGTTGTAAATTCCTTGTGGTGCTTGATCAGACCACCCATTTTCTAAGCGCTCTGCATAAGGCTGGTTGTTCTGGATATAAACTAAATTGCCCAATTTAATCTTTACAGCTTGAATAGCTGCATCCTGAATAGCATTTGTTTCAGGTCCACGGACACTATAATCACCAGATCCAATTGAAACGATATGCGAAGCACGATAAGCGCCAGTATCAACAGGACTTGAAACCACTAAAGACTGAACAGCATCCATTGTAATTTTCTTTACCTTTTCCTCTGCTGTTTTAGCCACATCAAAACTAAATTCAGTTGGCTTTTTCCCCTTCCATCCCATCATTCACCTCGCTTTCTTCATACATTTTAAAAAGGTCTTGAGCGATCGCTTGAATTGAATATGCTTCAAACTCAACACTTGGCTCGCGCTCACCCATTAGCTTTTTAATCTTTTGCCAGACATGAACAGCTTTATGTAAAAGCAATCCATACACTTCAATTAAATTTCTTTCTGAGGTATCGCCCAACTGAACAACTGCATACGCGCCGTCAGAATAAAAATCAACTTGTGCAGCAGCACCTTCAGTAGACAAGAACTTATCAACGTTATTCATGTCCTCGAATAACAGATCCATGTGAAGCTGACTTCTAGCAAGAGTGTATTGAACATGTTGAAATGGTGAGATATGCCATAAAGGTACGTAATCTGTGCTTATCATTTAAACTCCTAAATTGCCCCCATTAAAAAAACCCACCGAAGTGGGTTTTTATTTAATCTTAAATTCTCGCAAGGAATTATTTATTGTAGAAAGCGTTTCTACAAATCCAGTAAATCTTTCAAAAGACTTTTTGAAATAGAGATTCTCTTTGTCCGCATAAAACGTTTTAACTTCATCACTCTCAAAAATTGTCGTATTATTCTTAAGTTTTTCGTGAGCAGTAATAGCAATATTCATTAAATTTAAATAATTTAACATCTCATACATTAAATCATTAATCTCATACATTAAATCATTAATCTGATTAATAAAGTCATTTGTTTTAGGTTCACCATCAAACGTAATACCTAATTGAGTATTTTGTTCAATTAAGCGCTTTCTCAGATCAAAAATTATTTTTTGAGTATCTTCAACATTTATGTTTTTAATATCCTTTCTAACTTCTGCATCTAAAATATCTATTTCAAAATTAATATCGAGTAAATTTTTTACAATTTTTTCAGCTGCGGTCTCCATTTTGATAGCTAAATGTTGTACCCGCCAATCACTAAATAACAAAATAGCTATGATGGGAGCTATAGCTGTAGCTGAGAAGCTCATTCCATCTTTCACCATATTTTCTAGTGTTGTGTGCGTGATTGATCTAAAGGCTAAGTTAACTAATATATAAGTTACTAGCAAAATTATGAAAAATATTAAGGTAGTCGCAATTTTTTCAGCATTATTTCCTTTTAGTAACATAATATCCCCCTAGTTTAGAAGGATATTAGAACAAGTATTTAAACCTTCCTCAACTGACATTTCCAAATAGTAGATGCTGGATCCTGTTGAATATGAATTACCCGGAATGAGCCTAAGCTTGTTAACCATTCATCATCAATTTTTGGAGTCATAGTTACTTCATTTTGAAGCACGGTCGCCTTTTTATCCGTGGCCAATACTCCAAGCGTTTGTATTTCATATTGACTGTATGAGCCAAAAAGAACACCACGGCCAGAATAGTTTTCTTTAACTTCAACATACGTTTCAGTCTTAGGATCCCAATTTGTTTTTGAGATCCGCTCACATGTAAAGGTATGAACGGCATCCGCTAAATCATCATTAAATGCTTCAGCAATATCTGCCTGAATTTCGTCACGTAAACTCATTAGATTTTCCTGACAAAAAATACAGCTTTTCGTTTGCTGTAAGGCTTAATCAAATCAAGAATGAATTGCTCAATCGCACTAAGTTTTACTGATCCGTCCTGATATTCCTTTTCAGTTTCAACCGTATCAGCTTTGACTTTCTTACGTTTTAGTGCCTGTTCTTGCCCTTGATATAGATCACCTTTCATAATGCCCTTGATGATTTGATAGGAGGCCGTTTTTAAAGGTTCAGGTACTTGGGTAGCATCTTCATAAAGCTTAACGTTACGTGCTAATAGATAAGCTTCAGCCATCTGAAGGTATTGAGCCTTATCACTGGCAGATAAAGCATCAAAGCCTTCAACATGTTCTATCGCTTCTTGTTCAGTGATAAAGCTCATGAATTATTCCTTTGGAATTAATGCTAAAAGTTCATCTTTTTTAGCACCTGCTTCAAATGCAATGCCTTTTTCAGTCAAGACCGCACGCAACTCATCAACTTTTAAACCAGCATAGTTAATTGGTTGTGGTTGAGTATCACTTGGTTTTTGGTCATCTTCAGGTGTTTGACCACCTTCACCTGATTCAAGTTCAGCAATACGTGCTTTCATTGCTTCAGGATCATTTTGGAAAGCAATGAATTCACCTTTCAAAGTTGCCAGTTGTTCTTCAAGCTCAGCAATTTTTGTTTCTGTCATTTGTTGTCTTTCCCGTGCACGGTTAAATGATGAAAGTCCCATATGTGGATCTCCAAAAAGATAAGGCGGTGTTACCCGCCTTTTTGTTATTTGATCTTGTGCTTGAATGCCACAATACGGATCTGTTTAGGATCGTAGACACGTTCCCAGTTATCAGACGTAGCAAGACCGGCATTATTAGGTGCGATACCCGTTGCACCTGCCCATTTAATGCCACGAGGATGCAATACAAAGTGACGACGGTTAATAAGAATATCTGTACCTGCTAGACTGTCGCGATCAGTCTCTACACCAACTGGTGCGCCAATATCTTGGAAACCAATCGCACCTTGGCCAAACAAGAATGAGGTAAAGACATCACCTTCAACGGGCATACCATCATCAACAATCACACGACGGTCCATAAAGGTTTTGTAGAGAACCACACCATCAGCATCTCGAACAGTTTCGATTAAGCCTTGCTTAGCTAAAGCCGCCATGGTTGCCGAGTGCATTGCAATAGCCGTTAATTTATCTACGGCATCACCCAACTTATAAGAAGCATCAACAAAAGATACGCCATCAATTACAGCTGCAGCTCCAGTTCCAGCCGAAATATCATGGGTATTACCTGCCATGCTTGCAGACCCAAATACACCTTTAAGTGTATTTACGGTAAACCCCTGAAATTCACGCGACCAGTAATCTGCGACCAGATCACCAACCGCACCAAGTGGATCGTCACCAGATAATGCTTTAGCCAAATCATTAGCGCCCCATGCTTTACCACGTGCATGAAGAATCGCAATGTCCTTGCCTGAAGTGATGTTATTTACAGATAAAGGTTTTGAATCTGAAAGTACTTCAGACTCACCGCTTAAATCATTCCAGAAAGGAATATTTACTGTGGTACCGCCTTCTGTACCAAAAGCAACTTTTTCATCAAGCTCCCCAACAATGCCTGACTGCCATAAAGCAGACTTCTCGGCAGTCTTATTTAATACGTACGGAGTAAATAACTCAGGTACGATTACATCAGCAATTTTTGTCTCAGCCATTAGGCTTTACTCCTTAAAGTTTAATACCGTGTTTTGCCGCTAGCTCTTTAGCTAGTTGCGGGTTTTCATTTCGTAATTGCGCCAATTTGGTCATATTTACCGAGCCATCTGCTTTGAGAATGTCTGGCTGACCTTTTGAATTGTTGCTACCAGGTGCGCCCATGCCATTAGGCTTAGGCCAGTAATACGGTTTTTGCTCGCGTAGAGATTCAACCCATTCTTTTGGAGTCATAGGCGTCTGACCGTCTTTACCAATCACCACTTCGCCATTTTCATCAACTGCCACAGCTTTACCGTTTTCATCTAATGCAAATTTTGACTGAGCTAAAAAGGCGATATCAGGAGTCGCTTCTGGCAATGCTTCAAGTTCAATAGCAGCCTGTACAATTTGGCTCTGAATCACTGATTGCTTGAACTTTTGTGCATAAGCTTCGGCTTTATCAGCACGTTCTTTTTCAGCCTTCAGTAACTTTTCATGTTCTTCACGCATCTTCTCGGTACGCTTCTGAATCACTTCGTTAACCTTGCCGTCTGCGATTAATTTAGCCTCTTCATCTTGGTCAAGTTGAGCAAAGACTTTCTTAACAATTTCAGGATCAATACCCTCAAATTGTTTTTGAAGTTCCTGAAGTTGTCGATTTGCAGTTCTTGCAGCCTCACGCTCGCTTTGAAGTGCAGATTTCAAACCTTTTGGATCTTCATAGCCTTCTAAATCAAGGCGAAACTTCCCGTTTTCCTCGACATATAAAGCTCGGTGTTCTTCTTTGATTGCATCAAGTGAATCAACAATAAATGGCAATGACATGTTCAAACCTCTCGTTTGATTGGGGTAAAGCCTTATCTCAAGGCATTAAAAAAGCGCCCCTAAGGACGCTAGATTTCGATTAAAAACTTAGAAATTTGTTGCAAATAAACGGTAGCCTTCTAGCTCCCAAAGTTTATTTTCGGCTGACTTTTCTGCATTTCCACGAGCCATACGCTCACCAATTTCAGCATCAAAGTTTTCAGCATTCACACATGCACTAAAACCCGTTGCTAGAAAAAACTTTTCATCTAAAAATGCATGTACAAAAGTAGATGTCGTGCCTCCGGGACGTTGCTCAACCGTATATGTAACACGCTCCATCAATGCATCAATTTGCGCTTTAGTTACTCGGGGTGCCACAGACTTTTCAGCTAACTCTTGCTCTGTTACTTCTTTGATCATTTTCTTCTCACAAAAAAAGCACCCGAAGGTGCTAAGGTTAAAAATTAAGTTCTAATTGATGAGTGCGATTGCTTTTAATCTTGCAAAAGTAAAACCATAAATTGCCATGGCTCTTGAAATCTTAATTTGAAGAAAAGGCACCAGAATTAATTTTGTGCTCAAAATATATTGAGCATCTGACATATTGATTTGCTTTTCAGACATTTGCAGTACCTTTAGCTACGTTTCCTTTGCACCCCAAACCCTTTGTCTAGGTTCGTCACCAACCAAGCGGATTCCTTGAGGACCGCCTACATCAAATGTTGCTGTGATAGTCGCTAGACCCTCAAAAACACTACAATTCATTTTTACAGCGGTTAATCCAGCTAATGGAATACCTGTTTCCTCGTCACAAAGAGCAAGATGAGAAGATTTATCTGAAACTCTTTTAAGTACCAAATGTCTAACTTTTG